TTTTACTTTTCTATTGTAGTTCTAAATAACTACAGAAAACCACAAATCATTTTAATAATGGCAAACAAAGATTTACTTAAGCAAGCTATTGCTGAGGCCAAGTCTGTACGTGAAGCCGCTATTGCTAACGCTAAAGAAGCTTTAGAAGAGACTTTAACTCCTCATCTAAAAGATATGTTAGCTGCTAAACTTCAAGAGATGGAAGATTCTCAAGAAGATGAGGTAGTAAACGAATCTGTAGAAGAAGAGATTGAAGAAGCCAAGCATGATAAAGAAGATGCTATGGAAGAAGCTAAAGAAGAAAAAGACGAAGCAGTAGAGGAAAATCTTATAGAAGTACCTGCAGCAGTAGAAGAAGCTGAGGATGATACTGAAGAATCAGAGGACGAAGCTGAAGAAGAAGAAATCGAAGAACCCGCTGAAGAAGAGGGTGAAGAAGAAGCCGTTGAAGGAGATGAGGATCTTGGTGACTTAACAGTTGACCAATTCAAAGATATGATCCGTGACATTATTGCTCAAGAACTTGGCCAAGGCGGCGAAGAAGAAATGGGAATGGATATGGACGGTGGCGATATCGAAGGAATGGGAGATGAAGAAGGAATTGAAGAGCCTGCTCTAGACGGAGAAGAAGGTGGAGAAGAAGAAATCGATTTAGATGAACTTCTTGCCGAACTTGAATCTATCTCAGAAGAAAAAGAAGAAGAGATGGAAGAAGGTAAAAAAGAAGATATGGATGAAGAAACAGTAGAGGAAGACGTTACTGCTAAATCAACAGCTAACCAAGAATCTGCTGATCATTCAGCCGAAGGTACAAACATTAATCGTACCGTATCTGAAGAGTTAAAAGAAGCTATGGAGACTATCGAGACATTACGTCAAGATCTTCAAGAAGTTAACCTTCTTAACTCTAAACTACTTTATGTGAACAAAATCTTTAAGGCAAACAACCTTACAGAATCACAAAAAGTTAACGTAATCGCTGCTTTCGACAAAGCGGAAACAGTAAAAGAGGTGAAACTAGTATTCGAAACTGTATCAGAAAGCGTAACTCCTGCTAAGAAAGAGAATGTGACTGAGGCTAAATTAGGCATGGCGTCTAAAGCTACAGGAACTACAGCTTCTAAACCAGAAATTATTGCTGAAAACAGTGCAGTACACCGTATGCAAGTTTTAGCTGGTATTAAACCAAGACAATTTTAAAAACTAAATTTATTACATTTCAATCATGGAAGTAAATCAATTACTAGAAAGCTCAAACAACTATAAGAGCTTACAAGCAGACGCAGCTAAATTAGCTGACAAATGGTCTGCATCTGGTCTTCTTGAAGGAATCGAAGATGTTCGCCACAAGAGCAACATGGCTATGATCCTTGAGAACCAAGCAAAACAAATCGTAGCTGAAGCTAACTCAACTAACGTAGGTGGAGGATCTTTCTCTGCTGGTTCAGGTGAGCAGTGGGCTGGAGTTGCTTTACCATTAGTACGTAAAGTATTCTCTCAAATCGTAGCTCAAGATTTCGTATCTGTTCAACCAATGAACTTACCTTCAGGTCTAGTATTCTATCTTGATTTCAAATACGGAGATGCAACTAACGGACGTGGAGATGGAGATAACATGTACGGTAACGTATCAACTGCTAACTCTAAGATGAACGTAGATCTTGACGCTGCTGGCGGTCTTTATGGAGCTGGACAATTCGGTTACTCAATCAATTCAGCTTCTACTGCTGTACAAGCTGCTGCTGGGGCTGCTAGCTCTGCTTCATTACACTATGATGCAACTTTAGATCCTGCTGATTATTACACAATCTCTAAAGATTTAGATGGTCTTAACGCTGACCTAGAAGGTGTTCGTGCTTTCCGTATCCTTTCTGCTTCAACTGACGTTACTCTTCCTAAGTACACTACTGTATCTGGAACTACTGTAACATTCGTAGTTGCTAAATCTGCTACAACAGTAGATACATCTTTAACTGGATCTATCGTTTATCACAAACAACCAGTTGATAACGATCGTGGAGATTTCGAAGCTGATTCAGCTCGT